GCCTACTGCGCCCCCGGTTTTGGACGCTTCGCGCATGCTTTGCAGGACCGATACGAAGATCCTGGATTTCAGGGCATTCAGTTGCGCATTGGCATCAGCTCGATTAGTCCCCGGGATAATCGGCAATGTGCCGGACAAGCCTACGATACCGCTCAAGCCTGGATGCTTGAGAAGTCGAGTAGCGGCATCCTCCAAACGCCCAAGATCAGATTCCACCGAATCTACCCGGCTGGCCTGCTCGATCTGTTGCGCTTCTTTCTTCTCCTCCCGGATATCCGCGCGCTCTTCCCGCTTGATAGCAGCTTCTTCGGCTCTCTGCTCGCGGGTAAGCCGTTGCTCCTCAAGTCTCGCCTCGGCGGCCCTTCTCTGCTCACCGATCTTCGCGATGTCCTCGAGCTTCATGCCAGCGCCTTTGGCGAGGCTATACTTCATTGGTGCGGCATTGAGCAAATGTTCCGCGCGCTCCGGTCCGACCATGGCTGTCAGGGATCCGGAGTTGTACATCTCCTCGATATTGGCCTTCCAAGCATCCTCATAAGCCGTTTCCTGCTGTTCAGGCGATGCGCCTTCCTGAGCAGCCAATTCTCCTGCCGGAAGGGACTTCGCTTTCAAATCGTCCAGCAATGATTGCTCTCTGGTTTGCCGTTCGGCAGCCGCATTCTCGAGCGCTGCCTGATCGGAAGCGATCGCCAACAGGGAGCGCATGGTGACTAGACGCCGTTGCGCCATCTCCTGCCCGACCTGGGCAAGTCCCGGAGTGGCCGAGACTCGACGGATGAATTGCGGGGTCGGCAGACCCTGGTCGTCGAATGCATCCGGCTCCTGCGCCAGCCTGGAAAGTGTGGTTTGCGCCTGGGCCTGAGCTTTCGCCCCAGCGATCTCCATGCCTCCGGCCTCGATCTGCTGCGCGATGTTGCGCAGAGACATCTGCTGTACCGGATTCAGGATCTCCGGTCTACGGATTTGCAAGGATAGTGTGGGATCGAGTGCCATAATTTTAGCCGTAAGGACTCAGCGGACCGTACCAATTAGCTCGCGCACCGGATGCTGGCGTATAACCTGATTGAGGTGCATAACCGGACTGAGTCAGAATCTGGCGCAGCTGGATTTGCTGGCCAATATCTCCTAGTCCGCCCAGCAAAGCATTGGTAGCTCCAACAATGCCTCCAGCTCGAGCAGCTCCTCCCTGGAGCTGCGCCTGGCTGATACCCTGAGCAGCCTGTGCTCCAGCCTGTCCTGTCAAGGTAGCTGCAGATTCCCCCAATCCAGCTATGCCGAACAGGCGACCAAACACATCGCCCTGCTGGGCTCGATAGTTCTCCAGTGCTTGCTGGAATTCATTGCTTGCCAGTCCCTGTGAGAACCTGGAGATATCCTGAAGGGTTTGTGGTGCATAGTAATTCCCACGCGCAGCTGCAGCCTTCTGGATCGCCTGCTGTCCTTGCTGCAGATTGAATTGATAAGCCGGAGATTCTTCGAAATCGGCTAGAGTAAATGGGCGCACCAAAGCGGCATTTGGATCGAACTGGCCTTGCTGTAGATCTCCTGTGCCAATTCCAAGAAGTCCGCCAAGAGCTTTGACGCCAGCAGCTCCTACCCTGTGAAACGGAGTGACATCCCTGCGCGTCTGTCGGTACATTTCCAGCTGCGTAGCTTGTGCCTGGCGAGCAGCTCTTTCCTGCGCAGCAGCAGATTTTTTGCTTCCGAGCAGTCCGCCTACGGCTCCCACTCCAGCTATTGCAACCCCTACCCAGGACATGGCAACTCCTTCAATTCATTTCTTGCGTCGAATAAGCTTTCTACTTCCGGCTCGATCAACTCGCGTTCGATAGCATCCAGATCACGCAAACCAGTCCGATGAACCGTCATGCAGACCGAATCCTCGAGCGCCAGGACCGCGCGCTTGGTTCCTGGCCTGGATACGATGACAGTCGGGGCCTCATAGATCTCATTGCCTTCGTCGGATGCGACTTGGACGCGACCTTTGGTGACGATGTAGAAATGCTCGTGCTTATGGGTCTTGCCCACGATGAGCGTGCCTGCAGGCCGGATCAACTCCCTTGCATACATGCCATCGGCGAAGTAATGGCGTGTCACCAGGCCTGTGGCCTGTGGCATCTCGCGCATAGCTTTCTGAAGTGCGGTAATGCTCATGCTGGCGTCCCCGTGGCATCTACCCACACATCAGGATTGACCGATTCAAGCCAGATCGGATAGCCCAGAGTCGTGTCGAAATATGGCATTCCTACCCATCTGCCCTCTAGAGTAGAAGTAGGCCTGGACGCGGTCGTTCCGCTGCGGGTCAGATTGAAGGCCGTTTGTTGCAGAGAATGCAGGAACGACGTCCACTCCGGCAACAAGTTGCCAGCATTGTCTACGACTTTGAAAGAAGTAGGCAGTTGGATTTTAGGGCCTTGGATCGCCACTTAAAATCTCGCAATGTTGATTTCTGCCGAGGCACCGGTAATGACGCGCTTGACCGGATCGGTGATCCGCAACTTGAGTACCCAATCCCGCGCGGCTCCCAGACTGTTCCAGATCACGCGCTGCGTGTATTCGCCGATCGGTCCCATGCTGCTGAAGCCTACGGAGTAGAAGCTGTTGCCCCCGTCCTTGGACACACGCAGATCCATCATCGGATTGCTGCCCTGTCCGGTTGCAGTTCCTACTCCTGATTGCACATCGATTTGCACCTGGCTGATCCCAATGTATTTATCGTCTTCGAACAAATGATCCGAGATCACTTCCATTGGAAGGGTTGAGCCCGCCTCTTCATACACTTCTGCACCACCGAATCGATACAAGGATCCATCTGTTCTGTTCCCCAGGAATGTCTGCCCGAGCAGAAAAGCCGATTTCCACCCCTGGAAGTTGCCAGTTGATCCCTCCAGTTCGGACCATATCTGAGTAGCCGCGTCATACATGAACGTTCTGGCAGCATTCGGGAAGTTGATCACATAGCATGGATGACCATCGATCATCATCACGAATGCGCTGCAGTTGTCCACGATATCGTATGTAGACAAGATATAATCGATATCGTCGTCCGAGATCCGTTGCAAGGCGAATCCCTGCAATCTGGAGATATTGCGGTTCCCGTTCTTGTCGGTAAAAAGTCCGACCAATGAGTTATCGAACTGCACCAACGAGAATGGCGCAGCCAAACCATATTGTGCAGAGGCGCTCGGGATCTTCGCATAAGGGAAGTCTGGGCTTCCGGTGTTCTGCCAGAACTCGGTATAGATGTCGCCGAAGATGTTCAGAAGGTTGTGATCCGCGATTCCTGCTTGCAGCATGCCGCCACCGCTGCCTGCGAAGTTGATATTGACTGCTGGCCAAGTAGACGGATCATTGTTGTCGGAGAGTTGGAATTGCTTGGTGACCGCACTGCTCGTGACAATAAAGTATGTATCCTGCCATGTGACCGTCGTCGGAGTGCTCGTAAAATTGCCGTCAGTGATCTGGGTAAGCGCCCCAGGAGTAACCATGTTGTAGTAATAACCTGCAGTGCCATCCACTAGTACCAAGTAGGTGCCATCGTCAGCCATGGACACCTGGCCTTCAGATGTGCCGATAGTTCCGATTACGGTGATCCCTCCTGCATTGTTCAAGGAACTGAGCACGTTACCATTGACGATGAAGATTACCGGTGTAGACAGAGAATTGACTGCCCAGGCCCCTCGCATACCTGCAGATCCAGTGGAGCCTGCACCCTGTAAGCCAAGCCTACCGATGAGCGAAAAGGCTGCTTTTTGGCTGTTCTGGCGCACGCGCACATAGCAGTTGATCCGGCGTTGGGCCGTGATCGCCTTGCTGTAGCTATCGGTGCCGATGCCGAAAAGACCGATTCTCATCTGATTCTGTTGTAGCCGTCGCTGTAGATGTTGTAAGTAGCCTGTGATTGGCTGATGATCGCAGGATCGTACTCCGCCAATACCTCCTTAATGTTGGTGCGCTTGACGTTCGCCTTGGCTTCCGAGGCATTGTCCATGAGACGCATGTACGTCTTGTCATCCAGCAGGATCGGAAAGCCTGCGCTCACCAACTCGAGCGCCAGATTCATGATAAACGCGCGCTCATAGCCTGGAGGCATGGAAAGCGACGTTGTCAGATCCGAGAATGTGACTTGATTGGTCACACTGTCGTAGAAGATGGTATAACCGATCAATGGCACCGGGAAGATGTAGATTGTGCCCAGCGGGTAACCGGAGCTGTAAAACAGCGTATCCGGCAATTGGCTCGTAATCTGCTTCTCGCCGATGTTGTTCCAGGTCTCCTGGTTGACGATCACGATCGGGTAGTCATTGTTCTGAGCATCGCGCAGGAAAGCCTGGGTGATGTCCAGAGGCCTGGCGACGTTGATATCGCCACCGCTGCCGATCGTATAGGACTGCGTGCCTACGACCAGCGGAAAACTCCTCTGGAGCGTGACATAGGACATTAACTTCTCGTTGCTCCAGGAATCGAGCAGCGCGTTGAACGTATTCAGCCCGTCTGTCGCATCTCCAGCGGACAATGTCTCGGTCCTGCCGAGATAGCCCAGTGCCCTGGCTGCGCGGGTAATGATGTCGGAAGCGGTAGTCATGCTGCCTGCTGTGTCGGATCCTTGAGAAAGCGGTCAAAGTTGCCCATCCAGCCCTTTACCCCATAGTGCCCGAAATCCACATTGGGATAGATCCAGCCTTCGATGCCGATGTCCGCCATCCGCAGACCGAAGACACGATCCTCGCCCCAGCGCAGATTGTTGCCCAGATCGTTCTTGCGGCGCTCGCAAGTGAAGAACTCGATGTATTTGCGGTCCGGTTTGCCTGGATCGGCTCCGGCATCGTAGTAGTTGTACTCCTCGCCATACGCTTCCCGGTATTTCTCCAGGCAGGAACGTTTGATGCGGATGAATCCGCCAGCCAGATATTGCGCCTTGATCAAGGCCGATCCATCAGGCAGCATGCGGCCCACTGGGTGCTCGCGGCCATTCTCTTCCTTGAGCAGTGGCCTGGCTGTCCAGACTGTCCAGGCATTCTTCTGCGGATAGCTGCCCATCACGATCTCTTCCGGGAAGGACAGCATGTTGAGGAACCCGATCGGATTCCATTGCATGTCTGAGTCAATCATGAAGAGATCCGTGGCCGATGGGTCTTCTAGGAACTTATTGAATAGCGTGTTCTTGGCCCTGTCCACATAACTGTCACCGGAAAGTTCCCAGAATTCGTGATCGATGCCGAACTTGCACAATAGTCGGACCGTTTCGGTGAGCGAGCTGATATAGGGAGAAAACCCTCGCATCTCATAGAACGGCGTAGCAATGATCACCTTCTGTCTGGGAGCGAAATAGCGGCTCTTGATCTCGTGATACTTGGCTTTGAGCCAAATCGGGTCGATCTTCCCAGGTCCGAAGCTCGACATCCCTTCGTGGATCCTGGTATGCGTAAGTGGCTCTTCCACGATCTTGATGTTCTCGCGGTGCAGAAGGCGCAGATACAAGTCATAATCCGTCAACACGCCATCATCCACATTCAGCCCGGCAATCTGGCGCAGAGCAGAAGTCCGGTACATGCCCACGCCGAAGTAATGGTTGCCGTCTTTCAACTGCTCGAGCCAGACAGTTCTCGGCTTATTCGAGGCTTTGACAATGGTCTGCAGGACATTGGATCCGGGCGGCAGGATCTTGCCTTCCTCGTCCATGAAGTCTGTCTGCGAAGCCACGAACTC